TCATTGGTACCTTGTTGTGCTCCTTCCCATATTTTATGAAAAACATTACCTACTCCATTTGCTGTAGAAGTAATAATAACCTTTGTGTCTTTACCAGCTGAAACTACAGGATATGTTGATGTATAGAACTGACCATCATTATCAATAAATGCAAACTCATCTAAGAACAACAAGTTAATAGATAGACCCCTAATAGAACTACCTGATGTTGCAGCTGCAATAATCTTTGAATTATTACTAAATTCTATTGAACCTTTATTTAAAGCCTTACAACCTGGCTGTAGAAAGAATGGTAAATTTTCAAGTGCAAGTGTTATTCTGGATAACATTTCTCTTGCCACCGCACCTTTGTTTGCTAATATTGCTATATTTTTTTCTGGGTGAAAACACGCATACCATAATAAAAATATAACAGATGAAATTGATTTACCTGACTGTCTACACGCGAGTACAATATTAAATCTATTATTGTTAAACTCTTTAAACATTTTTTTCTGATATGGGTATAATGTAAAAGGAACTAATCCTTGATCAAGTGAGATTACCTTTACATACTTTTGTGCAAAGTAACAAGGGTCTTTCATACACCTTGAATATTCTAATACTTCTTCTTTAGTAAATTGAGATTGAACTCCATCTTTTTTTACAGATGGATTTCCTAAATAACCAAGGAGTGCGTTTTTAAGTGTCGACATCTATAACATTATCCTTTTCACCATCATCTAATAGAAGTCTTTGTAGTTCAGTAGTACTACCTACAAATACATTATTATTGGTAATCCTTTTAGATTCATCAGCTTCTTTCTTAAGGTCCTTCTTAGTTTTTTGAAGAGCCATAAGCTTTTCTGTTGTGTCACCTATATCTTTTATGGATTTGGATAATACTTCGAATGCTCTTGGGTGTTCGGATTCCCTGGCAAGTTCTGCCAAAACATCTAGTGATCTAACACCAGTGTTAATTAAATCTCGGTAAGTGTCTCGTGAAAATTCATAATCATCTTTCACATCTTTATCAAGTTCAATTGGCCTATCATTTTGTACTGTAGGCAAGTTCTTCTCTAAAGAGGCTTTCATCTTATCTCGTTTTTCCATATTATTAATCTACTTCTGGAGTTTCATCAATAGTTGTAGTTACAGTAAAGTTATCAGACGTATCTGTTACGCCTACTGTGAAGTCCATCTCCTCAAATCTATCGGCATTATTTGCCGTACCAAACTTTTCAAAATCAATATTTACTTCTCTAATGATATTGGCATTAGTGTTTGTTGGGCCATAAAATCTCATTTTCATATTAAAGTCTAATTGATAAATTAAAACTCTTCTTGTTAGAAAATCGGCCTCATAATCGTCCGTTATCGTTGTTGTGGATAAAGTGATAGGGACATCTTGTTTTAAATCAAATCCATCAACAGGTTTTATAGTAACTGTATACTCTGGCTGAAAGTATGGTATTATTTGTTCCATAATTTGTAAACCATCATCTTGGTTTTTGGCCATAATATATAATGAAATACCTATATCGTAATTAGTAAAAAAATCTATTGTCTTTTTCTTTGTTACATCACTCGCATTATTTTCAACTATCTTATTTAGTTTACCTAATTTTGAACTACTATCTTGTGTAAGTGATGTAATTTCAAACGCCATTCTAGGCAACTTAATTGCCATAGTCGCATCTGATCCTGTGTCTTGGTCAAGTCTGGCCAAAAACTTTTGTTTTGGTCCATACGCAAGAGGCACTTTCTGTTGTGATAAAATACCACCAGAGCCATCTTTTCTAACTATGCTTAAATTATTAAATAGCGTACCAAAAATGGCCACTGATTTTCTCATAGTTGCGTGATAATAGTGTCCACCAAACATTATGTTGCATCTCCAAATGGATTACTTTCAGTAAAGTCTATAAAGTTATCTGCTATATGTTCAAAGGCCACATTTTGTGCTGCAGAATCTGATGGGAATACATTATTAGTATCATTATCATCAATTCCATAAACCTTTGTTATAAGACAAGTATTGTTAGATTCACTACCAATAAGACCCTTTGTGGCTGATACTGCAAACTCACGATAAGTATCAGAACCTGATACACCTATATTTGATACACTAATAGACCCAACTATGTCTGTAGTCTTAGATAATGTTTGTACTTCACCAAAGATTTTTATTGCTGGTGTACTGCCTGAGGCTGCAACTAATTCTTGTGTTACTATTTCACCTTGTTTAAAGTGATTACCACCAGTTACTGTTAGGTCCATGGCAACCTGATATGCCGCGGCCCCTGTCTTATCATCTATTTCATTTATACCAGTTTCAAAATCTTCATCTGAGTATTCAAATCTAGCACAAGATAATTTATAAACAGGCAAATTAGATAATTGATAAAATGGTTGTTCATGTTCTATAAATGTTATTTCAAAGAACGCATTAGTCATAGGAAGGAATATTAAATCTCCTTCATTAGGTTTGGGTTTCTGTTCATATAAACCTACTGAATGATTCCATGACTTTCTGGATATAATAAATGTAGCTTCGTCTTGAATTTCTAAACCAAACTTAGAATATAGGTCGCCTGAACCTTCAAAGCCATCAACATTTTCAATATACGCCTCTATTAAATACGCGTCATCAAATTTAGAGGAAGGATCCTCATTTAATATATTGTCTCTATTTACAAGTGTACGCGGAATATAATAGACATCTTGTCCAAATATTTTTAGAGACTCGACTATTAAATCCTCGTATAAATTTTGTTCGGATTTCACAGCCTGTGAAAAGTAAACATTTCTAGGCATTTTTTTATCCTATATAAAAGTCGACTGGTTGCTCCCAATTCAATCTAACTTCTTCTTCTAATCTTTCTAATTCTTGAGTTGCATCATCAAACAATTGTCGGCCATTAAACTGAACACCGCCGGGCATTTGCATACCTTCAAATTTTAATAAGTTCATACCCCATTGTTTTTTAACTAATGCAGTAAAGTATTTTTTAAGGTAGTAATCATTATACACATCAGTAAAAGTATCAGGGTCTATAATTCTATATGCCTCTACAACAAGATAATCTCCTATCTTGACTTCTTCTTGCCAGGCCATATCTATTCGTAATTGGTCCTTATGTCTATCAAAACTAGTAAACTTATCGTCTGAATCTATAACTACATCAAGTGTTGATAGATATTGTTGTGCCATAGAATATTCAAGTAAAGAACCTAAATAACCTAAACTAAACATATCATTTAAATGCATTTGATATTTAATATCAAATAAGTTGTTTGTGCCAAAGGTTTCTCTAATAGGCATTAATCTAATCACATCAGTAACTAATTCTGGGACAGGAATATATTCATTTTCCATATCGCCAATTGTTATACTACTAATTGTTGCAGTAGTATTTGAATCCTTACCAGTTATAACCTCATTAGCAACAAATGGTATTTCATCTTTGTGAGTTAGAATTGTGTATATGATTTTATTTCCGGAAGTATCTGGATGCACTGTTGCAGTCGCGCCTGAAGTACCTCCAGTTATTTTTTCACCAGAATTAAAGTTACCTGCAGTCGCAGTAGTAAGGGTTAATGTTGATCCAGTTACTTTATGTTTTAAAAAAACTTTTTCTATTGCGTCTTGATGATAGTGTTGATAAAATTGTAATGCTTCATCACATCTATCATCTAACTGTTCATCATCTACATTTATTTCAATAACAGGGTGACCTAACGCTCTCAGCGAATAATCTATTAAAGTACTTCTACTGTTAGGTTTAGCCATTTTTCTATTCTTCTGTTACTGGTGCAGTAATCACGCCTACAATAATTTTATTTTTAACACCGTGGCCAACTTCAGTTACTCTTGCTTCTGTTAGTTCAGGATTGTATGAGCCATCTGCTTCAAATACCGCATTAACAGCCCTAGTATGAGTTAGGTCAGGCGTATCACATGTAAATGTTACCTCTACTGCTTTTTCATCACCTGTTGGTGCGTCATATGAGTGTGTAATATTCATTTTATTTTTCTCCAATTTTATTTATGAGGTTATTAATTTGTTCCTCTAATCTATTTATAAGGGTTTGTTGCTCTTTTATAGCTTCTACTAAGACTGGTACAACAGCTGAATAATTAACAACCTTATGTCCATCGTAATCTCCAAGTCCATTTTCAATTTCATTTACGACTTCAGGCAATACTTTTTCTACATCTTGTGCAATAAACCCTAATTGATCATTTGGTTTATCTTTATCTTTCCAATCAAATTTAACACCATCAAGTGTTAGTATCTTATTAAGTGAAGATTCTATAGGTCTAACATTTTCTTTTAATCTACCATCAGAGGCCGTTAAAGTAGATGAATATGCTATTATATCATTATTTGCATGGAAAGCACCAGTTGTTCCAATCATTTTAAATCCGGCACTTCCATTACTTGTTCCATTAAAGAATATTTCACCATCAGCAATATATACTCTACCTGTACCAGCCATGGCAAGAATATCTACAGTTCCCCACTCATCATTTTCATCTATATCACCTATTCTTAATGTTGTACTAGATTTACCAATAACTGCAATATTATTAATCTTATAATTTTTACTGCTACCTATATCTAAGTGTCCTACTATAGTTAAATTACCTGTAGTAGCGTTTAGTGCCATTTTTGCAGTAGCAGTTGCTCCACCGCCGCCGCCTGAGCCTGTTTCCCATATCCAACCATAGGTAGATACACCTTCCATTCTTGAACGTAATGCCCAAGATGTTACACCAGCCAGACCAGTAGGAGCTGTTAAGTTTCCATTTGGTCCACAGCTTGTAGCACCAGCTGCTGCCATGTAATCTTGCCAGTTATAATATGATTCGTTATACCAACTAATTCCAGTTGTGGCTGTTGATTGTCTCATTAGAGATAAGCCATGTGCTTTAACAGAAGCAGTGCCATCCCTTTTTACAATACTATTATTTACTGCACCTTCTTCTGCATTATATCCATCTAATAAATCTGCATCAAGGCCTGAACCTGAACCATCTGTAGTAGATGTCCAAACAGTAGAATAGGTTGACCAACCTTGACAACAGTCTCTTAAACTTCTAATTTTTAGAGGAGTAGATGTTGTTCCTAACCAATCAACAGATAATTCAAATCCCATAGCAGCATTAGGCATAACTTGTAATGTAGAATCATAAGTAAATGGTCTATTTGAACCTGTAGAATAACCAGAATATGCCCATACTCCTGCACCATAGTTTCCTCTATTTGATGTTGATGTACTTGATGCAACATAATTTTGGTTGGTTCCTTTGGACGTTCCAGCGGTACTTGTAATATAACCAGCACCATTTGTTAATTGATTGTTGTTTGTTGGTATAGTGGGCTTATTTTCTAAAGAATTATAATTAATATGGCTTGCTATTTGATCGCCAAAGTTCGCAAGAGTGTAATAGCGAATATATGCATCATCAGAAGCATATACTCTTGTAATTGCTTGAGTTGTTCTTGCTCCCGAAGTAGTATTAATCCAACCTGCCTGAATATAACCATTACTATCTGTTCTTACAACTTTATTTACTTCATTGTTTCTACCTGTATGTAAATCTAAGCCATCAAGTAAATCAGCATCTAAACCTGAACCTGAGCCATCATTACCTGCATGCCACATGGTATTACCGTCTGCATATAAAGCCGTTCTATTAAAATAGAACCCACCTACTGTATCTGTGTATATATGTGCATACGAAGCGTTCATTGGTCCTAGCTTTATATTTCCATACTGTGTAGTGAATTGAGCGTATTCTTGCCCTGAGAATTGTAGACGCCCCGAAGTATCTGCATAGAATCCTGATTTACTGTTATAACTATTGCCTGAGTATAATGAATAGAATCCATTGTTCTCACCTGCGAAAAATGCACCATCTACAAGAATAGACATCTGTCCGCTGTTTGGATGATCTCTTATAAATGCAATTTCTCCACCATTTACTCCAAGTCCGCTATGCCTAGAACCACTAAAGTTCGAACCCATCCAACTTCCGCCTGATGGTACATAGTTAGCTCCAGAAGCAGGAGCATAGTATGAACCATGTTGTCCATCAAGTAAATCAGCATCTAAGCCAGAGCCGGAGCCGTCGTTACCTGTGTCCCAAATTTTTCTCCAGCCTGAATATTCATCGTTATTCCAGCCGGTTTGGTAGTGTAGTTGACCCGTATGAGGTGCGTATAATTTAAAAGTAGAATTATCTAATTGCCACGACATTACTCCACCATAAGTATAAGCTCCTGTAGGATAATTAGTGTCAGTATTACTTATATTTTGTACTTCATATACCCCCATATGACCATCAGTTTGGCTGAATATGGTGTCCCAGTTTCCAGAAACTACACCTTTATAATGCATTAGGAAAAATTTGTGCTTACCATCAACAGTATCGGCGTCTAAACCTGAGCCTGGACCGTCATTTCCTTCATGCCATACTTTGTAGGAGTTTGCTCCTTTTGACCAACCCCCAACTGCTATATCGTTTGTTCCTCCGTCAAGTCCAAAATAAAGAGCGTAATCATTTTCAACATGGAAAGTCATAAATGCATCTGTTCCAGCACCATTATTTCCATAAACCTCTAAACTTGATTGACTACCGCTTGTTGTATTTATAGCAGATTGTGAATTAAATCTTTTAATTCTATTTGCAGGGACATATTGAGGAGTTGCTGAACCACTGTCAAGTCTCAGAAAATCGGTTGAATTTAAACCATCAAGTAAATCAGCATCTAAGCCAGAGCCGGAGCCGTCGTTACCAGAATCCCAAACTTCTCTCCAACCTAGAGCTGTATTATTTGAAATCGTTTGTGTTCTTATTCTACCAGTACCAGTACCCGTCATTTGCATTGCAAGTGTATTACTGTAATAACTATATGGATTACCATGACCCATTCTTATTGTGTTATTCCAGTTTCCATCTGGTGC